GGTTGGAGACGGTCAAATTGGCGAAGGTCAGGTTGGTGCCGCGCAGGTTGGCGCCCCTCAGGTTGGTGTAGCCCAGGTTGGCGTCGGTCAGGTTGGCGTCGGTCAGGTTGGCGCCGCGCAGGTTGGCGTCGGTCAAGTTGGCGCCCCTCAGGTTGGTGTAGCCCAGGTTGGCGTCGGTCAGGTTGGAGACGGTCAGGTTGGCGTCGGTCAGGTTGGCGCCGCGCAGGTTGGCGCCCCTCAGGTTGGCGAAGGTCAGGTCGGCGCCGGTCAGGTCGGCGCAAATCAAATTGGCGTCGTCTTTGGCCGCAATTTCAACCGCCGCCCGCATCCGCCACCTTTTTTCCACAGACGCAAAAACCTCAATCCTAAGCGCATCTTTCTCGGTCCACGCAAGGAACGGGATTTCGACCGTAACGGTCTCCGGTTTACATTCTGACATGACTGCCTCCTGGTTGGTGGCGCCATCTTACACAGCGCGGAATTTCCATCAAGCGGAAGTTTGCGTTGACGGGAATTTTCGGCCGGTCTATTGTCTCCCCATGGACACGCTCAAACCACTGATTCGGGCAACCGGAGAAACACAACGGGCCATCGCCATTCAGTTAAATGTATCGGAACCGTCAATGTCTCGCTGGGTCACTCGCGAGGTGTCGATCCCGTTGGAATACGTCACACGGTTGGCCGAAATCCTCGGGACTGATGTGGGGACCATCGTGCTGCTGGGTCGGGCGATGCCGAAAGAACGGGAGAACGCAACATGACGGCTATCAGTTCGCTTCCACACGCATTGCGCGAAATTCACCGCTTGCGCGCACAACTAGCGAAAACAAACCCACCCATTGCCGAGGACCATCCACCGATTGTTGATGACCGGCCTCGTTATTTCCGAGGCGTTCTGGTCGGTCCAAAAATTGAAACGGAATACGAGGCTGCGTGGGTAGCTGATCTCGACAAACAGTGGCGGAAAATCGCTTGGCAAACATGCGACAGCGGGTTGATGGAATGGCATTACCTCGGCGGTATTGGCGCAAAAGATGAACGTCGTAAATTGTGGGCTGGCGTCGAAGGTGGGCGGTTTTCTATGGTCACTGGCGGCGATGGTGCGGGCCACTACGTTGCCTATGCACGGCTCCGCCCAGCGTGGGAATGAGAAACGAGCGCGCTATGGCCCAGATGCTTGGGGCACGGACAGGCGCGCTTGCATACGCGGGGTCCGCCTCGCGTGCCGACACCGGCCTGGCTGTCGGGTCCGTCCCGGCGGGGCTGCGTGTCGCGAAATTGCAGATCGCGTCCGGCAGCCGGTGTGAGACGGCCACACGGTTGCCAGCGAGGCGCGTGGCCGGCTGTGGCGGGGCCGCCCTCGGGTGCACGTCATGGCCGGCCTTTTGTCTGGCGGCGGGGGCGGTGCGCCGCTGGTTCCCCGGCACCTATCCAGTTCCCGTTGATTGACCGGGGGCCGTCAAGTCGGTCGCGTCAATCGGACGTTTCCTCCCTCTAAACTGGCCGGTGGGTTTCGGCTCACCGGCCGCATTTTTTGGGGTGGACAAATAATAGAGAGGGATAAATGGTCGATGAATACTCACGGTTTCTGGCAAACAAAGCGCCAACCGTAATGGCAAGCGGCATTCGTCCGCAACCAATGAACGAAAACCTATTTGACTTCCAAGCCACCGCGACCGCGTTTTGCATTGAGCAAGGGCGGGCCGCATTGTTCTTGGATACCGGGATGGGCAAGTCGATCTGCGAACTGGAGTTCGCCACCCAAGGCGCCGAGGCTACCAACGGCCGATCGCTGATCCTGACACCGCTCGCCGTGGCGCGGCAGATGGAAGCCGAGGCCGCAAGGTTCGGGTTCGATGCGCGCGTGATCCGCGATCAATCCGAGGCACGGGCCGGGATCAATATCTGCAACTATGACCGCCTTGATAAGCTCGATCCAGAGGCTTACGGCGCGGTGGTGTTAGATGAAAGTTCCATCCTAAAATCGTTCAGCGGCAAGACGACGCGCGCCCTGATATCGGCATTCCAGCACGCGCGGTTTCGACTCGCCGCGACAGCCACGCCGGCTCCGAACGATCACACCGAGCTGGGCAACCATTCGGAGTTCCTCGGGATTATGAGCCATGGCGACATGCTCATCCGGTGGTTTTTGAATGACAGCAACGACACCGGAACATGGCGTCTGAAAGGCCATGCCGTGGAGAGCTTCTGGGACTGGATGGCGTCATGGGCGCGCATGGCGCGGTCGCCGGCTGATCTTGGATATGATGGCGCGCGGTTCGTTCTGCCGCCGCTGAATGTCATCCGGCACCGCGTCGAGGGAGATATTAGGGCGCCGCTCGGGGCGCTTTTTGCTGGTGATGTGTCGGCAACCAACATGCACGCCATCAAGCGCCAAACGTCCGAGGCGCGGGCAGAGACGGTTGCCGGTCTGGTGACGGCCGAACCGGACCACGCATGGGTTATCTGGTGCGACACGGACTACGAGAGCGAGGCATTGGCGCGCGTGGTGCCGGGGGCCGTCGAGGTCCGCGGATCGCACACTATCGACCGGAAAGAGGACGCACTGTCCGCGTTCGCGTCCGGCCAGGTCAAGCGTCTGATCACGAAGTCGTCTATCTGCGGCTATGGTCTTAACTGGCAGCACGCGGACCGTCAGGCGTTCGTGGGGCGGTCATTCTCGTATGAGGCATGGTATCAGGCTGTGCGCCGGTCCTGGCGCTTCGGACAGACGCAGCCGGTCAATGTGCATCTTGCTGTGGCCGAGGGCGAAGATCAGATCGGGCGCGTGATCGACCAGAAAGCCGCCGGACACGCTGACATGCAGGCCGCAATGGCTGCGGCAATGCGGCGGAACATCGGGCAGTCGTCCGAGGTCAAAGTGCCTTACAATCCGACACACCAGGGGAGGTTGCCGTCATGGCTCCAATCGTTCGCTGCCTGAATGAAAAGCACGGCGACAGCTTCGCCGCATACAACGGGGATTGCGTGGACGTGGTGCGGCAGATGCCGGACCGAAGCGTGGGGTTTTCGGTCTACTCGCCTCCGTTCTCCAACCTGTTCACGTATTCCGACAGCGCGGCGGACATGGGCAACAGCGCCGACGATGCGGAGTTCCTGACGCATTACGGATATCTGCTCAAGGAGATGGCCCGTGTGATGATGCCGGGGCGGTTATGCGCCGTGCATTGTTCCGACATCCCGACCACCAAGTGGAAGGATGGAGTGATCGGCATCAAAGACCTGTCCGGCATGATTATCCGGGCGCACGAGGAAGTTGGCTTCGTTCTGCATTCGCGCATCACAGTCTGGAAAGATCCCGTGGTCGAGATGACGAGGACGAAGGCGTTGGGGCTGCTCTACAAGCAGTTGCAGAAGGACAGCACACGGTCGCGCGTCGGAATGCCTGACTATGTGTGCGTGTTCCGCGCGCCAGGCGAAAACCCGGAGCCTGTCGGGCAAGACAGCCGCAATTTCCCCGTCGACCAATGGCAGAAATGGGCGTCGCCTGTGTGGATGGATATCCGTCAGACAGACACGCTGAACGTGCGGCAGGCCAAGGAAAACAAGGACGAAAAGCACATCTGCCCACTGCAACTCGGCCTGATTGAACGCGCCATGATGCTTTGGTCCAATCCTGGCGACGTGGTGTTGTCGCCGTTCATGGGCATAGGATCGGAAGGGTTTGTGTCGATGAAACTGCGGCGGCGGTTTGTCGGCGTGGAGTTGAAGGAAGCCTATTTCCGGGTGGCGACGCGCAATCTGCTGGCGGCTGAGGCCGGCGCCGTCGATTTGTTCGATGACATGGAGGAAGCGGCATGATCTCGCTCCGAGACCAGCCGGAGTTCATGCAGATGGCACCCTACCTGGAAATCCTACGCCGCCGCGAGGCAGGCGAGAGCTTCAACGCGATCGGCCGCGCCCTAGGCATATCGCCATCATCGGCCAAGCGCCGTTACCGGGCCGAAGTGCCCTACACCGGGCCGAGGCGCCCTATCGACGAACCGCTCATGCGGCGGCTTTGGGCCGAGGGGCTGTCCTATAAAACCATCGGCGCGGCGCTCGGCATATCAGAAGACTCTTTTGACGGATACCGTCGGCGCCTCGGGCTGCCACCTCGGTCAACCAAGCAGCCGCCGTGCAACATCCCGGAGCAGCGATGGACCGACGCGGAGAAGGCAATAGTGATAAAGCTCGGCTACGACGTGACCGCCGCCGGGCTGGCAATGCGGTTGCCGGGGCGGTCGGAGAGTGCGGCGCAGGCGTTGCGCAAGCGGCTTACTCGTCATGGGCTGATCGTGCGGCCGGCGAAAACCGCTGGGCACAGCCGGGCGCACCGACGAGCGGCAGCTAAAGTGGAACGGGAGGCAAGGCCGGTGCGCGTGGTGGCGCCACCGAAAGCAGCCGAGGTTGCAACGGTTGCCAAGCCTCGCCACCCGGCACCAGCGGTTGCCAAGCCGGTGCAAATTAAACAAGCGCCACGCAATCCACCGCGCGCAATCGTCGCACCGCTGCCACCAGAACCAACGGCGCGCGACATGCCGCCGGGAACCGAAATGATGATCCGCCGGCCGTGGCCGGTGATCAAGCAGATGGCGCTCAGGATCGGCGTGTTTATGACCGAAATGCACGATCTCGATCGGTTCAACCTGCGGCGGGCGGAGCTGAAAATGCCGCCGGTCTACATCACATGGCAGGGGGGAAAAGGATGACGCGGCCGATCGCGCGCGAGGGCATCTTGCAACGACACGTTAAATTGTTTGTGCGGGATGCAGTGACGGCGCCGCATGAGTTTTTTGCGTTTGACCGAGCCAAAGCCGCCGGCAAGTTTTCGCACATGCGCGAGGCCGGGCGCGGAGTGCGCAAGGGGACGCCGGACACGCTTTTGCTGGTGTTGGGGCACCCACCGCTGTTTGTCGAGTTGAAGGCGCCAGGGGGCAAGCCCGACGCAGCGCAGATCGCCGTGGGCGACGCGCTACGAGCGGTCGGATGCCGGTGGGAATGGTGCACAACGATCCTGAGCTATCGCGCCATCCTGGCCGAAATGGGCGTGCCGATGGCGGGAAACGCCACGGTGCAGGCATTGCAGCACGACGGCGCCGTGGCGTCTTTGATCGCTCAGGCCGAGGCCAAGCGCGGGGACGCGCCGAAGGCCGCACGGCAGCCCAAAGCGGCGCCGCGATACAGCGCGACCGGCAAGCGGGCGGCGCGGATGGCGGGGGTGGGGCGGTGATGAACCACCCAGACCGTCCCGAATCCCCAATCCTCTGCCGCTGCGGAAACCCGGCGGTTATTGTTGAGCCTCGCACCTGGCCGCGTCCGATGCGGGCGTGGTGCTGGGGCTGTTGGCCAACACGCGGTATGTCCAAACCCGCTCCAGCCCTAACGCCGTCACCAAACACGGCGAGATGAACTCCCTCGATCCTAGGGCGTCGCTGATTGCCTGCCGCGATACGCCTAGCACGCGCGCCGCCTGGGATTGCGACCCGGCATCGCAAACCGCAATCCGGATCATACGCACCACTCCTTCTTTTTTCATGTCCATCCTGTCGAATATCTGTTGACAGTATATAGGCCCTATGAACAAATGCAACCGCCGCGCAAACGCGGCTAACGACGGAAGGAAAACCTGAAATGGCTCTCAAAGCCAGCAACGAAACAATCTCCATCGCGCCAATCGACACCGGGACTGTTACCATGTTTATTCTTGGTCGGACGCCGCTGTACCATCACGCGATGGCCGAAAAGGCCCGTCGCACGCTCCTGTTGGGTGGCGGGAAAAAGACGAGCGCCGAAAAGGCGGCCAACGTGAAGCACGATCCTGTCGAGGAATATCGGGCGAGCTGCTACAAAATCGCAGACGATACCGCGCCGACGTTGATTGCGATGCCGGCGCCCGCGTTTAAAGGCGTCATGCGGACGGCGG